TTCTTGACATGCGGTCTGGTATGTGTCATAATAGTTCGCCCTCATTGGAGTGCTTCGTAGTAGTACTAGCCAATAGCATAGACATGCTAGCACATAGTACACCATACCATCACACCATAGCATAGCAGTGCATGTAATAGCGTAGTACGTGCGGCATAAGCTAGCAGACTAGCGTAGGACATAGACTAGCTTAGTGCCTTAGCCTAGATTGATCGATGTCTAGTCCAATAGATAATAGAAATAGAATAGCCATTCCCGCACACTAAACATAATTATTTTTCTCTTCTCTTGGCTAGACATAAAATATTATTTTTTTTGTATTCCATCGCGTTGGTAAAAATTTTTAATAGTTAGTTTGTGCGGAAATAGTAGATACCTTCTTGAGTGTTTGTCAAGTACTTTTGGGTAAAAAAATTTTTTAAAAATTTTAAAAATTTCTCTTGACAAATCTGTTGGCTTGTGTTACAATAATATCGCCCTGATAGGGCTAGTTGGAATTGCACGTAGTTTTCTTTTGGAATTTTTCAAAAAAACTTGCTCGCGCGTCAGACCTGAGAAATTATGGGATTTTGCTCTGTGAGCCTGCCTGCCCCAGTTTCCCCAGATTGCTGGTGATGGCATACAGATGAAAGATCGCCCGCTTTGACCGCAAGCGGGCGGGCATTAGATATATTGATTCTTAGCTAAACCCAGGGGTGCAGTGCCATAGCGTGATTCTAATTTTTCCTAGGGTAGGGGGTGTGTTTTAGGAAAATAATTTTAAATTTTTTGAAAATTTTTTATGCGTCTCAAACAAAAATCCCTAAAGTAAATTTCAAATTTGGAATGGGTAAACAAAAATTCCTAAACCAATTTTCAAATTTAGAGACGAATATCTAAAATCCCTAAAAAATTTTTAAATTCCCCCTTGACAAAATTTTGGTCCAATGTTATAATTTTTACCATCGTAAAATTCAAATATGAAAGGACAGGTACATGATACCTTTAGATTATAATTTAAAAACTTCAGAGGAAAGAACTTCACTAGTTCAAAAAATAGTAGACAATACTCCTAAAAAAGAACTAACTCCTCAATACCTAAATTATTTAACAGACTACATCCTCTTCGTCAGAGAAAAAAATCTCACTGGACAAAATGATGTAACTACCCGCAATAGAAATTCTACAATCAACAAAAGAGAAATCTATTATCAAGATGTAGTCAACAGTTTAGAAGGTGGGGAAGATTCTTTCCATAATCTCATTCGTCAAGATAAAGTACAACTCCTTGACCGCAAAGAAAAAATATCTGAAAATGACTTAGAATCTATCCCTCAACTTAAATCACAATTTCAAGTATTAGAACATTTAAAACAACAATATGATAAAGCTCCAAAAGATAAGAAATATGGTTTAAAGAAACAAATTATTGAAACGTGGCAACAAATCTACATGATAAAGTCTGCGCACACAGGTAATTCTACTAAACTCTCTCCGCAAATGCGGACATTCATTAACATGGATATTCCAGAAAAAATTTATATAGATGCCTTTGACAATCTCCACGTAGAATCTCCACTAACTCTTCTCAATCCTGACCATATATCATTCCTTCTAAATTGTTATCATCAATTAAAGCAAGAATCTTACGATAACCTCTTAGGTGATATGCGGTGGTTGCTTATAGACCTAGAAAACCTCATAGACCGCACATTTAACGTCCCAGGTTACTTTAAAGATATTGCAATTCCAGCTAAAGCAATATATGACTTAATCATCTGGCGCATAGATGGAGAAACCAATGATACAATAGTAGAACTTATGCGGCAAACCCATAATATAGAGCGCACTCAACAATACTACTCTACATTATGGCGACAAAAAATACCAAGAGTACTAGCAGAAGTAGCACAGAAAGAATGGTTAATGTGGCACTTCACTAATCAAGTATACTCAGAATGGAAACGTTGCTCACAATGCGGAGAATACAAACCTATTCATCCTACATTCTTTGACCGCAATCCAAGTGGCAAAGATGGTTACTACAGCATATGTAAAGATTGCAGAAGTGTGCGGAGAAGGAAAAGATATGCGGCACTGCATGGTAAAATATTTAAAGACTATGCTGTCCCGCAAGATTATGCGGAACCGCAAGACTACCCTATACAATAATTTTCTTCTTCTCTTGGACTTTACTAGATAGATAAGGAGGCCAAATAATAATATGGCTGTTATGAAAAAAATACAATGTAGACAATGCGGATCTACTAAACCTGAATCAGAATTCTATATGCGGCGAACCCATGAAAGGCATGATGTTTGTAAATCATGTCTTACCGCATATATAGATAACTCTGACCCTGAAACATTTAAATGGATATTAAAAGACTTTGACGTTCCTTACGTTGAGGCTCAATGGAAAGAAACTGCGCAAAAAGCATATGACCGCAATCCTATGAAATTTGGCAGTGCGTCAGTACTAGGTAATTATTTAAAAGCTATGAATTTAGCACAATTTAGACAATATACTTACGCAGATACTGAAAGATTAGCAGAAGAAGCAGCTGCTAAAGAACCAGAAGCTAAATCTGTAGTTCAAGATGAAGAAGCTCAAGCAGAATTTCTAGAATTACAAAAGAAATTAGACGCAGGTGAAATTACTCAAGCAGAATTCGATACTCTTAATCCTTTACAAAGAGGCAAAGGTTCAACTAGAGACTACACCTTCACACAAGCCTCTCCTATTAATGAAGATGAAATTCTAGCAGAACTTACCGCAGAAGAGCAAAAGATGTTGGCTATGAAGTGGGGTACAGGATATAAACCTTCAGAATGGGTGCGGATGGAGGATACTTACCGCAAATATATGCAAGAATATGACCTTACTGTTGACCGCGAAACAAGTCTAAAACAAATATGTAAGCTAGAGTTAAAGATGGATGCGGCACTAGATCTTAATGATGCCAATACTTATAAAAACTTACAAGGTGCATATGACGCCCTCCGCAAATCATGTAAATTTACTGAAGCTCAAAATGTACAACAAGTGACTGACACTATCTCTACTATTGGACAGTTAGTAAAATTTGCGGAAAAAGAGGGAGGAATCATTGAACAGATGCCATCTCCAGATGAATACCCGCAAGATAAAATAGATTTTACTATTAAAGATATGAAACAATATTACTATAATCTAGTAACTAAGGACTTAGGCTTAGGTACAATCATTGAAGCGTATGTAGAGAAACTTGATAAACGTTTGGAAGCTGAACGCGAAGGCGATGATAATCTTAATAAATTTACTTTCTCTAGCGAAGATGAAGAAGAAGATTATCTTACTGATGAAGAAGTAGCAGAATTTAAAGAACAAGAGGAACAAGCTAGATATTTAGAGTCTGGTGTTACTAACGAAGCTGAAGAACTCTTCAGTATGTTTGCGGGAGATGATGAATAGATGGCATTAGAAGATTTACTTACTTGCAAAAAGAAAGAAGAATGTGACGTAGAAATTACTGAAGAGCTATTGCGGGAACACCTTGATAAATATAGAGAACTTATTGCCTATTGGAGAATGTATCCAGATCGTCTCGTAGACTATTATTGTAGCTTAAATCCTGATAATGAATTTCACTTCTATTTCTATCAAAGGTTCTTTTTACGGGCAGTCATGCGGCATAGGTATGCTTATGCGGTATTCTGCCGTGCATATTCTAAATCATTCTTATCAGTTTTAGCTTTAATGTTAAAAGCAATATTATATCCTGGTGCGCAGCTCTTCACAGTATCAGAAGGTAAGCAACAGTCCGCAGAAATCTTATCTAGTAAAATTACACAATGGTGTGAATTAGTTCCTGCTATTGCTAATGAAATTAATTGGGATACTAGAGGTAATATATCAAGTACTAAAACTAGACAATCTAAAGACTCTGTAATCTATACTTTTTATAATGGTTCAACTATTAAGAATATTGCTATGACTGATGCTACTCGTGGTTCACGTTTCCAAGCAGGACTAATGGAAGAAGCTGCAACTCTAGACCAAGAGAAGCTACAATCTATTGTTATTCCTACTATGAATGTTTCTAGACGTGTAAAAGGTGAAGTAGATCCCAAAGAGCCTTTAAATCAATCTCAAATCTATGTAACATCTGCGGGATATAAGAATACCTTTGCTTATGAAAAATTAATTCAGCTATTATGTATGTGCGTTGCTAAACCGCAAGAAGCATTTATCTTTGGTGGGGATTGGCGCATACCTGTTATTGAAGGTCTACTTCCTAAGAGTTTCGTAGCTGACCTTAAAGACGAAGGTACATTTAATGAAGCTACATTCGACAGAGAGTATGAATCTAACTGGACAGGTAATATTGAATCTGCTTTCTTTAGTAGTGAAATTATAGATAAACGTAGAACATTGAAGTTAGTGGAAAAGAAACCTAATGGCCGCAATAATAGTAAGACTTATTATATCTTGGGGGTAGACGTAGGAAGGCACGGCTGCACGAGTGAAGTCATGGTCATTAAAGTATCTCCTGCAAATAGTGGCGTACCTTTCAAAGAAGTAGTAAATATCTTCTCCTTTGATTCTGAACATTTTGGAACACAAGCAATATGCTTAAAGAAAATCTTTAATCAATATGCGTGCAGAGCTGCGGTCATTGACTGTAATGGCATTGGCACAGGACTAGTAGACTTCTTACTTATTGACCAAGAAGATCCTGTAACTGGAGAAACATTATATAACTGGGGTGTAATTAATGACCCAGATAGAATATATAAGAAGTATGAAACACCTAATACTATTCCTAAAGCAATGTACTTAATGAAAGCTAATGCCCCTCTTAACAGTGAGATGTATTCATATTGTCAAGCTCAATTCCGCAATGGTAAGGTTAAGCTATTAATTGACAGCAGTGAAGCTAAAGCAACATTAATGAATCAATCCCAAGGACAAAAAATGAGTGCGCAAAGAAGAGCAGAATACTTACAACCATATGTTAAAACTGATGTATTGCGGGAAGAGATGCTTAACCTAGTAGAAGAATCCGAGGGCTTAAATATTATTCTCAAGCCCGCAAGTAGAAAAATTAAACATGACAAATTTTCCGCACTCATATATGGTCTATATTATTGTATGTTACAAGAGGATAGAAAAAGAGGAAGGGCCTCCCGCAATTTATCAGAATTTTTAATGTTTACTAGACATCAATAATTTCTTTTCCTCTTGGACAGAAAAAATTTTTAAAAAATTTTAAAATTTCTGGGCCAACATCCCTAAAAATACCCTTCTAAAAATTAATATATTAACGAACGATAAGAAAAGGAGGTGGCAAATTGCTATCTAGCGAAGGAGAACGCAAAATACATGAGTATCTTACTTATGGAAATGTACCATTTGAAGAAGAATATATCTTTGATGATTTAATTGCGGAAAATGGTAAACATTTACGTTTCGATTTTGCCATCTTTTCAGAAGAAGGTGATTTAATTTGTCTCATTGAATATAATGGTAGACAACATTATGAAGCAGTGTCAAAATTTGGTGGTGCTAGAGGATTATATCGCCAACA